ACCCGAAGTGGTACCGCAGCGGCAATGGCAATCGGCAGGGGATTGTGCGACTCTACGGCAATCAGATCGGCGGGTCGCAGTACTCTCTCCCGTTCGGCCCGGTGTCGGACTTCGAGATCATCGCCAGGAAGTCGCTCCAAGTAGAGTGTTTCGACCAGGACGTCAACGATCGGCTGTGGGAGCGGCAAGTCCACGCCGGCGAGATCGTGAAGTTTGCCGGCGACCGTCCCGATTACCTCGTCATTTCCAGGAGTTTGTAACCATGGGCCTCATTCCGAAGCTTCCCGACATCCAAGCCGAGATCGACAAGTTCGTGGCCGACCACGGGCTGCACCAGTACCTCGACTCCGTGACCTACCTGCCGCACGATGCGGCGCTGCCGCGCGCCACGACGCACAGCGTGACGCTGGAGCGCGTGGGTGGCGCCAAGATCCAGGTGGCGCTGGTGGTCAAGCCGGAGTACGCCGCGATCGTCGATCTCGCGCTGACGGTGCTCTAGTGGCGGACCCGACGGGCTACACGCTAACGCGCGAACAGCTCGACGCGATCACCCGCGTGTGCGAGGCGTTCATGCGCGAGCATCCGGCTAAACACGACAGCGCACACGTCGATCCCTACAAGCCGTGTGCGCTGCTGCAGGACGCGGCGACGGTCAAGGCGTGGATCGGCCATGCCACACGGGGGCAGCCATGAGCGCAGTGGATCCGACGAACAGGTTTCCCAGGTTTCCGATCTTGAAGTTCTTCGCGTACGCGCATCTGCCGGCGGTGCTGCAGAGCGTGTCCAAGCCGTACTGCGATCTCGCGGAGGCATTGGCGCAGCAGGGCTCGCCCGACTACGCGGAAGTGGCGGCGGGCCTCAGGAAGCTGCTCGAGGCGAAGGACTGCGCGGTACGGGCGGCACTGAGTGTGCCGAAGGAGACGGAGTAGCCTCGGTGCCTCCCACACGTTCCCACTACTTCGTCGTCGGCAATTCCCGCGCCCACGTCGCGGTACAAGTGTTCCACTCCGATCGCGCCCTACGACGGGAGATCGCGCGCCGCCGCCGCGTCGACGAGGAGCCGAACGATCGCCTCCGCAACGCGCTCGGTGTCTGCTACCACGCCTCCGCCGACACCAACCCCAAGTTGTGTGCGCTGATCCTCCTCTCCCGCGCGCACCTGGGCGTGGGCGTCATCGCGCACGAGTGCTTTCACGCGACCATGCGAGTGCTGGCGCAGCGCGGCCTCCGTACCCTCGATCTCAACGGAGGGGCGCGTCGGTGGTCGAAGCGTCGTTCCAAGATCGAGGAGCTCGCCGCCTTCACCCATGAGGAGTTGCTCCGGGAGATCGTCAACGAGCTGTACGCGCAGAAGTTCCTGCCGGCCTGATCTGCCTGCCCCATGTACTCCCCCACCACCGTCCAGGCGCGCCTCGATCAGCTCCTGCGCTCCCCGATCGGCCAGACCTTCGTCGCCACCTACGGCGGCCCGCCCACACCGATCCCGGCTGAGGAGTGTCAGCGCATGACGCGCCAGCTCGCGCCGGTGCTCTCGCCCAAGGGCGGGCACACGCGTGCGCTCACCCGCGACGAGCAGTACTTCATCTACAACGAGCGGATGCTGGCGAAGATCGACTACCAGTACTTCGGCGAGAGGTACAGCTACATCATCCACCCAGCCGAGGGGCTCCGGGCGCTCTTCCCGCTGTTCGAGTCGCAGCGCCTGATCCTCGCCGCCATTGGGAGGAAGGAGGAGGAGCGCGCCGCCATCGCGCATCCTGACGGGATTCTCTGCAACATCCTGAAGGGCCGGCAGCTCGGCGCCAGTACCCTGTGCCAGTCGATCCTGGCGCACCGCGTGCTGTTCCAGACCTACACCAAGGGACTGATCGCCTCAGATGTGCCGGAGAACAGCGGCAGCACCGGCCTCTTCGGCATGTTGGAGCTGACCGTGGAGCACGCGCCGTGGTGGCTCAAGCCCGCCGAGCGCTTCCACACCAAGAACCAGCATATCGTGTTCGCCAATCACGCCTCAGTCGTGGTCGAATCCGGCAAGTCGATGAAGGGCGCGTTGCAGGACGAGGGCGGATCCAAGGGGCAGATCGGCCGCTCCAAGACCTACTCGGTCGCCCACCTCTCGGAGTGCTCGACCTGGGAGAACCCGGGGCAGATCGATGACGCGCTAATGCCGGCGATTCCCGAGACGCCCCGGACGTTCATGGCGAAGGAGAGTACCGCCAAAGGGCGGCACAACTGGTGGCACAAGGAGTGGCTGGCCTCGGCGCGCGGCGTCGGGAGGTCCTTCAACATCTTCGTGCCGTGGTACGCCGAGCGGAGCAAGTACTGGGCGCCGTTCCCTACTGGGTGGGTCGTGCCGGAGTCGGTACTCCAGTACGCCGCGCGCGTCACCGCCGCCGCGCCGCAGTGGATGGGGCAGCAGTACAGCCTGAGCAAGGAACAGCTCTACTGGTACCACCTACGTCGGCAAGCCGCCGAAGAGAAGGGCACGCTGTTCAAGTTTCTCGAGGAGTTCCCGGCGGAGCCGGAAGAAGCGTTCCAGTACTCCGGCCGGAGCATCTTCACTGCGGCGCAGATCGACTACCTGCGCCAGCGGGCTAAGGCGGCCCGGTGGGTCTACCGGGTGCTCCCCAGCTCCCTGATCGCCGATCTGCGCTCCCAGACGCTCTCTCCCCGCGAGGTGGAGGAGGAGCTGGCAGCAGACGCCGTGGGGGCCAAGGGGCAGGAACACGAGGAGGTAGCCTAGTGTCCGCCCTCCACCGCGCCCTCCCACCACTCCCGCGCAAGCTCGCGCGCCTCACCGACGATCTCACGATCATCCCGCCCGGCTACGGCTTCCTGCCCCTGCGCGTCCAGGATCTCCTCCCCGGCGGCGTCCAGCACGGCTCGCGCCAGGGGGTACTCGAAATGTACGAGCCCCCGCTCAAGTCCTTCCGCTACGTCGTCTCCGCCGACATCGCCGACGGCCTGGGGCTCGATCGCACTTCGATCGACGTCCTGCGCCTCGGCACGATCGAGCGCCCGCCTGAGCAAGTGGCGCACTACCTCTCGGACCAAGTGAAGCCCCGCGAGGCCGCCTTCGTCATGGACGCGCTCGGGCACATGTACTGCGACGACGAAGGGTACGAAGCCCTGGCGGCGATCGAAACCAACAACCACGGGATGAGCACACAGGACACGCTGAAGCTGCACTTAGGCTACCGGCACTTCTACCTGTGGGAACACCTCGCGGCCGCCTCCGCCGCGGCGCGCTATTCCCCTCGTGAGGGGTGGTACACCACGCAGCGCACCCGGCCGATCGTGCTCGACCACTTCTACGAGGCGCTGACCACCTACGATCCGATCACCGGCGATCCGGATCTGATCATCAACTCCGCCAGTACTCTCGCGGAGCTGCAGGACTTCCAGACCGACGGGGCCTTGGCCGACGCGGCCGCGGTCGCCGGCGCGCACGACGACTGCGTGATGTCGCTGGCGATCGGGCACTACATCGGGTGGCGCACCGCCGGCGGGGAGCGGGAGCCCTTGTCCGAGCGGCGGCGCCGCCTCCGACAGATCGAAGCGCGCCGGGATCGCCTGGAGGCCCTCTCCGGCGCAGGCAACTCCTTCCAGAACATGCCCTTCACCGTGGAGGAAATGGCGGCGCAGGAAGGCGGCAAGGTCGATCGGCTGGATCCCGAGCTCGAGGAAGCCATGTTCGATGTCAGGGGAGAAACCTATGAGTATTAGTGGGAACAGACCACGCGGTCCGCGGGGTCCGGGGAGTTTCGTCGGGGGTGTCACCCTTCCAAAGCACGGCGAGGTGTGGATGCTCGACATCGGGGACGGCGGCGGGATCGGCCGGCCCTTCCTGATCGTACGCCTCGGGCCCACCTTGGTAGAAGGCTGGCTGTTCCCCTGCCCTTCCACCGATGCCACCTCCGGCTTCCTCAAGCAACACGTCCCCAACCCGGCCGATCGCGGCAAGCCGTGCTATCTTACCGTCCCAGTTGCGGACCTTCAGCGTCCCTAGAGGTACCCTCCCATGCGAGTCACCATCCCCGACGAGCTCGGCGACGCCCTCCTGGCGAAGCTGCCCAAGGCGCAAACCCTCGATGGCGAAGTCACGCGGCTTCTGTCCTTCTGCGCGCCGCTGGCCGCCGGCGAAACGCCGATCCTCCTGCAGGCCCCGCAGATCACCGAGCTGGCGCGGCACCTGGGGCGCGAGGCGAGTGTCCGGTCGTACACCGACATCCTGGCCGGGGTGGACCGCCTCGCCGCGCTCTCCTTCGGTCATCTGCGCTTCGAGTTCTCGGCTGGGCAGCTCATCGAGCTCGAGCGGCGCGCTTCCCGCGAGCAGATGTCGGTGGTGGAGTACTCCGCGCGAGTACTGCGCTCGCTCACCAGCCAGTTTTTCCAGACCCTCCCGGCGCGCGAGGAGTGGCCGCAACTCATGGGGGCAGATGCCGACGAGCTCAGCCTGGGCAACCTGGGCATCCCCAACGAGGCCGGCGACGATCTGCAGGTGGTGGATTAGCCCATGGCCGGCGTCCTGATGCAGATCTACCGCTGCCCCACCTGCCGGGCGGTGGCGCAGCGTAC